ATGATCGGTGCAGAATTAGACATTCCGGTAATGCCTGTCAATTTAGCATTAGAATATCGTATGCAAGAAATGACAATTTCCGGTGTTGATTTAAATGCATCTGCGATATTATTGAAAACAACCGTGTCATTTTAAAATAAACGCCTTAAAGTAGAATTTTATGAAATTTTCTACTTTAGGGTTGACTTTTGAAATTTTTTTTGCTATAGTAAAAAATAACAAAAGGGACAGGTATGTCCAAATCAGATTTCCACCATTCGGTGGATTTTTTTTATACACAAATAGAATAACCATAAAGGATAAAGCATGCCACCAATTGATATATCATGGTGGATCCAAGTAATCGAAGTCCCCGTCCTCGCGGGGCTTTTTTTATTGCTGCGATCCCAAAAAACACAAATTGAAACGACACTTGAACGTCACAGAGATAATGTAGAACAGCAAATAAATGGACTGCGTGAAAACCTAGCGGAACATAAATTAGAAGTCGCACAAAATTATACATCAATTTCTTACATCAGGGATTTGGAAGCACGTCTAACTAATCACCTTATACGGATTGAAGAAAAAATAGAAGGATAGAAAATGGATTTAGATCTAACAAATCCCATGGCACAAAAAGTTTATGCAGCCAAAATTCAAAAAGAAATTAATCGGAATACACGAACTCAATACATTATGGCACAAACGATTTATGGAGAGACAAGGGGAGAGCGTCTAAGAGTAAAAGAAGCAATCGCCGCGGTAATCATGAATCGTCATACAAAAAATCCAAATCAAAAAATTGAAGCGATCTGTATGGATAAAGAAATTTTTGAATGCTGGAAATACAAAGCAAAACAATTACAAAGAGTGATGGCGACTGACCCTGAATTTCAAACCTGTTCACGCGTGGCGGGCAGGGCATTAAAAGGATTATTGGATGATCTAACACACGGGGCAATAAGACATCACAAAAACGATACGTTTCCACTATGGACTCATCACATGGGATTAATCATTCAGATTGATCCCTTTTTTTTCTATCAAAATAAGGAGTAAGAAAATGAATATGCAATTACTAACAGGCGGTTTTTTAAAAGGCAAAAAAACATACATCACATCAGGTTTAGGAATTTTGGGCGCAATCGGAGCATACCTCAGTGGAGACATGGGATTAACAGATATGATCCAAACAGTCTTTCCATTAGCCAGTATGATCTTCATGCGTTCAGGAATTGAAAATAAATAAAAGGAGAGATAATGACAGAAATCATAGAAAATAAATTAGAACGTCCAACCGAAATTCCGGAAAAGTTTTGGAACAGTGAAACTGGCGAAATTCGTATGGATGCCTTAATAAAATCATATACAGAACTGGAAAAGAAATTAGGCTGTTCACATTTGATTCCAAAAGAAAATCTAACCGAAGACGATTTGAAGAAAATCGAATCAATTCGCGGGGTGCCAGAAAGTGTTGAAGGCTATAATGACATGTTCGAAGAAGGCGGAATTCAAGCGGATATAGATGTAAATGAAAAACTCTTAGCCGCAGGTTTCACAAAAGATCAGGTGAAGCTTGTTTATGACTTAGCATCAGAAAAACTATCTCCATTGGCTCAAAAAATGAAACAAGAGTTGCAAGAAAAAACAGAATTGCAAAAATTACATACCTACTTTGGATCGGAAGAACGTTTCAATGAAATCGCACACCAAGTATTGGCATTCGGGCGAAAGAAAATGACGGAAAATTCGTTGGATGTGGTGTGTCAAAATGCCGATGGAATTATCTCTCTGTATGAAATGATGCAATCAACTGAACCCAAAATTATCAAAGACGGGATTGGCGGAACAGAAGATTTAACAGAAGATAATTTGAAAAAGATGATGGCTAATCCCAAATACTGGCGAGATCAAGATCCTGAATACACGGATAAAATCCGCCAAGGATTTGAAAAAATCTATGCCAAGGAAAATGACTAATTGGGGAACGATCAACGGATCGCCCAGAGGTAACCATAATCACGTCTCTGCGTCGAAAGGCATAACAGAGAGGTGATTTTTTTTTAACACTTAATAAAAAGGAGAATAATAAATGTCGACAACAATTGACCAAGCATTTATTAAACAATTCGAAGCCGACGTACATTTGGCATACCAACAAATGGGGACTAAATTACGCGGAACAATTCGATCAAAAAATAACGTGATCGGAACATCAACAACATTCCAAAAAGTGGGTAAAGGAACAGCCTCTACAAAAGCACGTCATGGAATGGTGCCGGTGATGAATCTGGATCACACACCAGTGGAATGTGTATTGGCTGATTACTATGCAGGTGATTGGGTAGATGCATTAGATGAATTAAAAATCAATCATGACGAACGCCGCGTAGTCGCATCAGCAGGTGCATACGCATTGGGTCGCAAAACAGATGAATTGATCTTAAATGCATTATCAGGATCAACACAAGAAGTAGCAGCAGGTTCAGCAGGTTTGACAAAAGCAAAAATCATGAGTGCGTTGGAAATACTAAATGCCCAAGATGTACCAGACGATGGACAACGTTTTGGTGTAATTGGCGTGCATCAATTCAGCGAATTGTTAAACATCGATGAATTCACAAACGCAGACTACGTAGGCGAAAACTATCCATTAATCGGTGGCGCAGAATGCCGCAAATGGATGGGTGTGATTTGGATCTTGTATAACGATTTACCAGAAGTAGACGGAAACCGTGAATGCTATATCTATCACCGCACAGCATTGGGACACGCAAGTGGATCAGAAGTGGCAACGGATGTATCATGGCATGGCGAACGAGCAGCTCACTTTGTATCAAATTGCATGAGCCAAGGGGCTGCATTAATTGATCCAAATGGCGCAGTAAAAATCTAATGTGATGACGATGCGACAATTGCTTAGAAAGCTGTTAATAGATCTCATCCCTAACATCCTCTTCTCACTCGGGAAGAGGATTTTTACATCTAAGAAAAAATAAAAGGACTTAAACAATGGCAACAATTGATTCAAAAAATTTAAGTGTATTGGCATATGCAAATGGGTTCACTCTCTGGCACTACACAACAACAGATACCGAAGCAGAAGTATTAACAGCCAATTACTTCGATGAAATTTCAAACATCGTAAACATAGGCGATATGGTAATGCTAAATGCGGATACTGATGGGACACCAGCCAATGGAATGTTGGTAATCACAGGAAATGCATCAGGTGTGGTAACTGCTGAAACATTAGTATAAAAATCCCCCCTAAAATGACAGTTCTTTTAATTAAGAACTGTCATGAATATGAATAAGGAAAATGAAATGAGTTGGTTTAGTTATATAGCAGATATGTGGGGAAGGATTACTGGCGAAGAAGTAAAATACGATGCCACTGGCCGTATGAAAAAAGAGTGGAATATGGGTGATCAACTAATGATACAAAAATATGGTACAGATATTGATCCTAAATTAGCAAAAAAAATGGAAGCAGATTCTATTTTTCATAAAGCGTTAAAAAAGACATCAGCTTTTGAAGGTGGATATTCAAATCAAACAAATGATAAAGGTAAAGAAACAAAGTATGGGATCACAAAGAAATGGTACCCTGATGAAGATATAAAAAATCTGACAAAAGAGAGAGTAAATTATTTACTGTACAGAGATTATTATAAAAAAACGAATATTGATAAATTACCAGATGGAATTAGGGATAAGGTATTTGATAATGCTGTAAATCAAGGACAACCAACAGCAATTATAAATTTGCAAAAAGCGATCGGTGTAAAAGCTGATGGGATATTAGGATCTCAAACATTAAATAAAATAAATGAAATGGGAATAGATGAAATAAATAAAGGATTTAAGCATAATGTAATAAATCGATACAGAGAAATTATTGAAAAAGATCCAAGCCAAAAAAAATTTAAGAATGGTTGGATCAAAAGAGGAAATAGTTATTAAAGAATTAAAAGTGGAGATTATACAGTTTTAAATATTTAATATTCTGATTGGTTTTAGGATTACAATATTTTTCAAAATCACTAAGCGTATGATATTTTTCAATACATTCTTGATTATCAGTAATGGAAACATAGATAATTTTTTCTATTTTTGAATCATCTAAATAAGTCATATCTAATTTGATATAAACATCTCCAACATAATCAGGCGAAGCGCATTGGAAAATATAACCACCTAATTTACTTTTTTTAAGAGGTTCAGAACACATCCATAATGTATGACCTGGTTTTTCTAAGTCGCGTTCAAGGATGTAAATACTCCCTTTTTCTTGATCATTCCAATTAATATCTGCACCAATAATGCGTTCGTGATCATTTAAAAAGTACTTGCCCATATATCCTTCATATTCATTATGAATATAGTCAGACAACGGAAAAGAAGGGAGGGAAAGAGTTTTTTTATCATGTTTAAAAGTAAAGCCTAAAACAATAACAATTAAAGCCAAAAAATAAATAATTTTCTGTTTCATCAGACACCTTTCTCATTTTCAAAAAAGTATAACATATTTAAAAATAAATAAAAAGGAGTTAATAAAATGACCACAACATCAATTGATATCTGTGCGCAAAGCTTGATTAAAATTGGCGCCAATACAATCAGTTCTTTCGAAGATGGCAGTGCCGAAGCCCGTGTCGCAGCAGCATTGTATGATCCAACAAAGGATGGATTACTGTCATCACATCCATGGACATTTGCAACAAAGTTTGCCGATCTTGCCCAAACAACGGACGAACCATTGGCTGACTATGATTATGTATCTCAATTACCAAGTGACGTTTTGCGAATTATCTCAGCAGGCTATTCAACAACATCCCAAGGCTTAGAATATAAGATCATCGGGGATAAGCTGTATGCAAATGCAGAGGATGTGAAAATGAAATATATCGCCCGTGTCTCAGAAGAATATTTACCAGCATTTTTCCAAAACGTATTACGTCTAAAATTGTCAGCAGAATTTGCACCAATTTTAACAGAAAATTTAACACTCGCAGATTTTTTAGGCAAGCAAGCCGACAAAGAATTAAAATCAGCACGCTTAATCGACAGCCAACAAGAAACAACGGAACACATCACATCCTACCCACTCACAGATGTAAGAGGTTAAAGTCATGGCACAATTTTATTATACACAAAATTCATTTTCCTTTGGGGAAGTATCTGAAAAATTATCCGCACGTGGTGATTTATCAGCATATCACCAAGGATTATTATTGGCACGCAATGTCAGTATCTTACCAACCGGTGGAATTGCGCGTCGAAATGGGACACGTTATATGGATACATTAAATGGAAAATCCCGTTTAATTGCCTTCGCAGCACAAGATCAAGACTACGTGCTTGTGCTTTCCGATTTATTATGCACAATTTATAAAGACGGAGAAAAGGTTGCAACATTAACAACTGAATGGACAGAAGAATCTTTAAATAAGATTCAATGGACGCAAAGATTTGATGAACTGATCTTGGTGCATTCAGATTTCAAATCCAAACAATTGATAAAGGAATCAGAGACTGAATTTACATTAAAAAATTGGGAATATGTAATCGCTGAAGATGAACGTGTGATGCAACTGTATGATCAATTCGAAGATACGGAAAATATAATCTTAACTCCAAGTGATACAACTGGAACAGTTACTTTGACCGCTTCAGCGGCTTTTTTTATATCTAAACACATCGGCGAACGTTTCAGATTAAATGAAGGAGAGCTTGAAATCAGCAGTATTGAATCAACAGTATCCGCAACGGCAATCATTCGAAAGGATTTAACATCTCTCGAATCATCGAATCAATGGCAAGAACCATTATTTTCGGAAACACGTGGATACCCATCTTCCGTAGCCTTTCATCAAGACCGTCTTGTAATCGGAGGCTCAAAAGAATACCCAAATAAAATATGGTTTTCCAAAACATCAGATTTATTTAACTTTGATTTTGGTGAAGGCCTAGATGATGAAGCAATTGAATTCACATTATTGGCAGAAGGAAAAGAAGAAATCCAAACAATTTTCTCAGGACGTCATTTGCAAGTCTTGACCTCTGCATCTGAATGGATTGTGGTCGGGGAACCATTAACGCCATCGTCAATTCAATTAAAGCGTCAAACAAATATTGGATCGCCAACGGACAGATATTTACCACCCAAACAAGTAGAAGGGAGTACGATTTTTATAGCAAAAAACAATGTAGAAATTCGTGAATTTACCTATGGGGAAATTAATGAAAATTATACATCTGATGACATTGCAATCTTATCACAACATTTGATGAAATATCCAATGGATCAAGATTATAATGATAACGTTCGTCAATTGTATATTGTGATGAATGATGGAACAATGGCGGTGATGACATCGAATAAGAAATATGGAATGACAGCCTGGGCAGCATATGAAACCAGCGGGGCATACATCTCGGTCGCGGTATGTGATACCAAAACATATGTAGTTACCGAACGAAATGGATCTTATTACCTGGAACGATTTGAAGAGGGGATTTATACCGATAGCACAATTATCGAAAGCAGTGAAACAGCAACCAGTCGTATATCGGGATTATCTCATCTGATAGATGAAGAAATACAGATCTTAACAGATGGAAATTTTATAGGAACCCAAACAATTGAATCCGATGAATTAACATTGGATGAAGAAAGTTATGAAATCCATGTGGGAAAATCATATACCCATACCATTGCACCAATGCCTGTTATGATTCAAGGAAATCAAATTCCTAAAAAATATCGTCTGATTGAATTAACTGTCAGATTACATGAAACGAAAACAATTGAAATTGATACCGGCAATGGGATGAGGGAAATTCCATTGGATAATAAAGTACTGGATACAGGATTATCAGCGGTAAACAAAGATATTGCGGTCAAGGCAATTGGATGGCGTCAAAGCTTTGAAATACCACTGTGGAAAATTCAAAGTAATCTACCGTATGCATCCTGCATCTTAAGCACAGCATCTAAAATCCAAGCAGTTTAAATAAAAAATAAAGGAGTAAAAAAATGGGAGCAGTCGAAAGCGCCGCAACAATCTATTACGATCGTAAAGATAGAAAAAATAAAGAAGCTCAATATGATGCCCAAATTAAATATGAACGTGAAAAAGCCGCCCTTGCAAAAGAAGAAGAAAAAAAGAAACTGGAAATCGAAGAACGTGAGCGTAAAAATTTATTAAAAAGAAAAATAGCATCTCAAAAAGCAATCTTCGGAGGAAGTGGCGTTGGCAATGCAGGGCAATCAAATACATCACTCATCAAAGGGTATCAAAAGGAATCAGCAGAAGAAATAGATGACAGTCGTATCCTCAGCAATTTCAGTATAAAAAATATTGATGCTGATTTGGATTATATCACTCAACGAAATCTGTTGAAAAAGAAAGGGGATTTGATTAACTCGCAATATACAGTCACACAAGAGGGGATGAGTGCAGTTGAAGATTTATCAAAATTGATCGGAGGATTTTAAGATGACGATAACACATACAATTCCCCGACATGAATATACAGGTGATGGGACTCAAACAGTCTTTGATTTCACTTTTCGTGTATTTGATACCAGTAATCTAAAGGTATACTTAAATGGCACTGAAATGACATCAGGGTTTACATTAAATGAAAATAATATCGAATTTATAACCGCCCCAGAAAGCGGATCACAGATTATCATTGTCCGCACATTAAATATCCAGCGTCAAACAGATTTTCAGCAAAGCACAATTATCAAAGCCTCAGACCTGAATTTTGATTTGGATTACTTAACTGCCTGCCTCCAAGATATGCAAGAACAGTTAAATAGGGTACCGATCCAGCCAATTAATCACGCAGCAGATCAAATGGAACTCCCAATTCCAGAGTCAGGCAAGGCGATTGTCTGGAATGAAGAAGAAAATGGGCTAGAAAATACAGAGGTAAATATCACTGAATTAGCAGGGGAAGTGGCTCAATCAGCGACAAAAGCAGAAACAGTGTATCAAAACATCCTGAATGTATTAACAGGCTCAGCTGATGCAGGGGTATTAGGACTGGTATCAAACCTGATAGAACTTATTCGATCTAATCACCCTGACTCATTTGATGAAATGGGCTGGGTAACGGAAACAGCAGGGCTGACAGAAAATTACGGAGAGATATCGGAAACAGCCACATTAACCGTTAACTATGACTAAACAACATCAGATAGGGTTACTTAAATTCATAGAACAATGGAACACCGGACAAGACTTTCAAACCCCGCGCCACCATGTATGGATGGGCTTATGGCTGGAAAAGATCTATAAAAGCCCGAACCGCCAAGGATTACTGATGGCATTCAGAAGTGCAGGAAAATCAAGTATCGTCGGATTATTCTGTGCCTGGCTATTTTACAAAGACCCCAATACGCGGATCTTAATTTTGGCGGCTGATCATGCGCTGGCGAAAAAAATGGTACGCAATGTAAAGCATATTATTGAACGCCACCCGTTATTAGAGGGGATCGTCCCTAAAAAGAAAGAACAATGGGCATCCGACCAATTTACCATCCAACGTGACAAAGAATTACGGGATCCCTCTATGATTGCTGCCGGATTACAAGGAAATATCACCGGAACCCGGGCGGACGTGATTATTTGTGACGATGTGGAGGTGCCTAAAAACAGCAATACCAAGCTGAAAAGGGAAGAATTACGTGAAAAACTTGCGGAATTAGACTTCATTATCGTCCCCGGTGGGCTCCAGCTCTATATCGGTACACCCCATACATTTGATACCATTTATGAAATAAAATAAAAAAATTTAATCAGAGGACTTGAAAAGAATAAAACCCTCCCCATATATAAGATAGCTGATAAGGCTAAATAAAAAATTAAATTAGGGGGTTGACAATCGCATACAGAAGTCTATAATGGCGATTCTATCCCATGACAAATGGGCTATGCTCAATGCATAGAACTTAAAAGATCCTAAGGCACTTCTTTCTCCTTTCCTCCTTCTCTCCTTCTAAGTGCCTTGGGACTTCTTTTTTTATTTCCTCAATAATTTCAAGGATTCGCATAAAATGATCACACGCTACAAACGTGTAAAATCTGCGCCTTTTCTACGTGGTTTTGACGAACTTAGGATACCTGTCCTAGATAATGCGACTCGACCTACCTGGCCAGAACGTTTTTCACTCGAAAAAATCAAAGAAATCCGGATTCGCTCAGGAAATCGCAAATTTTCTTCACAAATGTTATTACAACCTGTGACGCTTTCAGAGGGTATATTAAATCCCAATCACTTTAATATTTATCAAAACGATTTAAGATACATAGAAAGCAATGGAAAATTTAAATTATACCTGGGCGATATCGAATTAACTCATGTTAACTGCTTCTGGGACCCAGCCTTCGGAAAAACAGGCCGGGACAACAGTGTCTTGGCAATCATCTTCTGGGACGCACTCGGAAAAATGTACATTCAAGAGGTCATATACCTAAAAGTACACAATACAAACGACAGTGCCCATGAACAATGTACCCAAGTCTTGGAAATCATGGAAAAGAACTTTGTAACGCATATTCATATCGAAACCAATGGCATAGGCGCCTTCCTGGTCGAATTCATGCGGAAATACAGCCAAGAAAAAGGGCAAATGATCACAATCCAGCCGTGGCACCAAAAACAAAAGAAATCCGAACGCATCCTCGATGCATTTGACGCCCCGCTACACGCGGGTTTTTTATTGCTCCATCAATCGGTCACGCAAACATTCTTCCTGCAAGAAATGGAAGAATTTAGCCCCGAAAACGTCAATGGAAAGGATGATGGACTGGACGCCGTCGCCGGAGCCATCTTAACACCCAATAAACCAATCCCAACCCGCCATCCTAATAATAAAGTAAAACAGAGTGCATATACAGTAGATACAAGTGGATTTAAGGTATAGTCATTAAACCTTGTAAAATCCCGAAAGATCGGATAGGATAGCCCTAACAATAAAAAAGGGTATGAAATGATACAAATCAAAGACTTATCATTGGCGTTTGGGGATCAAATTATCTTCGACGAAACATCAATGGAAATCAAAGACGGGGAACGCGTTGGACTAATCGGACAAAATGGAACGGGTAAATCAACTTTACTCCGTATTTTGACAGGTGAATTAGAACCAGACCAAGGAAAAATTGAAACATCTCGTGATTACCGTATCGGATACTTGGAACAACATCTCCATTTTACCCAACCAACAGTATTGGAAGAAGGTTGCCTCGGATTACGTGAAGAAGATGAATATAACGTATGGAAAGTGGAAAAGATCTTATCTGGATTAGGTTTTTCAACAGAAGACTTCCATAAAGCACCTTCAGACTTCTCAGGGGGATATCAAATCCGTCTAAACCTGGCAAAGGTATTGGTATCTGAACCAGACCTGTTATTACTGGACGAACCAACAAACTATTTGGACATTGTATCGATCCGCTGGTTAGTATCATTCCTAAAGAAATGGCCAAGCGAATTAATCCTGATCACCCATGACCGTAATATCATGAACAGTATTACAACACATACAATGGCAGTACACCGTCAAACAATCCGTAAGACAGAAGGCGATACGATAAAGCTATATGGTCAAATTGCGGAAGAAGAAGAGATGTATCAACGTACAGCAGCCAACGCAGCAAAGAAACGTCAAGAAATCGAAGCCTATATTAATCGTTTCCGTGCAAAAGCGTCGCTGGCGTCATTAGTACAATCAAAGATTAAAAAGCTAAAGAAGGAAAAAGTACTGGAAGAGCTAAAGACAATCCAAACATTGGGCTTTGAATTTAATGCTGCGGAATTCCGTGCGCGTAATATCTGTAAAATTGATAACCTTTCATTCGGCTATACACCGGAAAACCAATTAATCAAAGGCCTATCAATCACAATTGAAAAGGGCGACCGTATCGGAATTATTGGAAAGAATGGAAAAGGTAAATCAACGTTATTGGAATTAATCGCTGGCGAACTCACACCGGACAGCGGGGAAATTGTGGATCATATGCACTGTGCAAAAGGATACTTCGGGCAAACAAATATTGAACGCTTGGATCCTAAGATGACGGTAGAAGATGAAATCCAATCAGCCGACCCAGCACTAGATTATGGAAAAGTTCGCCGTATGTGTGGAAACATGATGTTCAGTGGGGATTTAGCCAAGAAACCAATCTCTGTGCTCTCAGGGGGCGAAAAAAGCCGTGTATCACTCGGAAAGATCTTATTACACCCAGCAAATTTCTTATTACTCGACGAACCGACAAACCACTTGGACGCTGAATCATGTGATGCGTTGATTGCGGCGATTGATAATTTTGATGGGGCGGTGGCACTCGTAACCCATAATGAAATGTTCTTACATCACTTGGCAACACGCTTAATCGTATTTGATGGCGGAAAAGTGTTCTTATTCGAAGGTTCTTATGCTGACTTCTTGAAAAAAGTGGGCTGGTCCAACGACTAA